AGGTACTTCTTAATGTTAAAATTTTGCATTGTGTTTTCTCCTATTCACAAGTTCTTAGTCCGGTTGAAGTATCGAAGTAGCAAGCTGCTCCTTCGTCAATAAAGTTATTTTCCTCCTCTTCTGGTTCTTCTACTACATCTTCTGCTGAGTTGGCAGACAGGATACCATACCTTTTCCCGCCAGCCCTAAATGTTGTGCAGCCAGAGGCACCGCCCTTGTAGGCTTGCATGTATACATCTTTGAATTGCTCCCAAGTAACATCATCACCTACATTACATGTCTTACTACAGGCACTGTCAACGTACTTTGAAGCCAAGTTCAGCACCCGTACATGGTCGAAGACGGATAACTCATTGGCTGTACGGCCTCTAACGGCAAACTCCCTATACCCGTAGTCGGTTACAGTCTCCGTCACCTGACCCTCAAGGGTGTTAATAACTCTGTCATAGGAGTGGGAGAATACTGGCTCAATACCACTCGACACATTATCAGCACTCAAGGATATGGTTCCCGTAGGAGCGATAGAAAGTAGGTGGCTGTTTCGTATACCATACATTCTTATCAGCCCCCTTATCTCGTCAGGTAGCGTCTTACAAAACTCTGAGTCAAGCATCCTTTCGGAGTACAGAGGGAATGATCCCTTCTCCAGCGACAAGGCAACAGAGGTTCGATAAGCTGTATTACGGAGTGTAAACATAATCTGAGAAAGCTCGCCCATAAACTCATGGCTGCCATAGGGGTAACCAAGAGCCTCAATAGCATTAGCTACACCAGTTAAACCTAGCCCCATCCTCCTTTTATCTTTCGCCTCTTTCTCTTGTTCAGGTAAAGGGTATGTGGCTCTGTCAACTACGTTATCCATAGCCCTTACAACATGAGGGATGTCGTGGATAAACTGGTCATAGTCAAATACCTGTTCTCCGGGCCAACACTCTTCTTTGTCTTTAAGACATACATACTTAGTCAAGTTAAAGGAACCTAGAAGACAGGCACCGTAAGGCGGCAACGGTTGTTCACCACAAGGATTGGTGGCGGCGATAGTCTCGCAGTAATGTAGGTTGTTCTTCTTATTCATACGGTCAATAAAGAGTACTCCAGGCTCTGCCCAATCCCATGTGGCCCTAAGTATTTCGTCCCACAAAGCTGCCGCCCTGATAGTCTTGTACACCCTACCCTCGAACACAAGGTCAAAGTCTTCATCGTTTTCTACTGCCACCATGAAGGGGTCAGTAATCCCTACTGAGATGTTAAACTGTGTTAGCTCTGTATTATTCTGTTTAGCTCTTACAAACTCTTCAATGTCAGGATGGTCTACCCTAAGCACACCCATCTGAGCGCCCCTGCGGTGCCCTGCACTGGCAATAGTCTTGCACACTGCATCAAAGATTTGCATAAAAGATATAGGGCCGGAGGAACGGCTGTCGAGGCTACGGATTAATGCCCCTTTAGGACGTAGTGTAGAGAAGTCATAGCCAATCCCTCCCCCTAGCTGCATGGTACGGGCCGCTTCCTTTGCTGCCTCCATGATACCATTCATACTGTCTGGAACAGTACGGGACACAAAGCAGTTGTAAGGTGTGACAATCCTTGCCGCTCCCATAGCCGACTGTACCCGACCAGCAGGGAGAAACCTCTGCTCCCCAAAAATTTCTTTTAGTTTTAGAAAATGCTCCTCGCTATCCTTTAAGGCATTAGCTTGACGGACTACCGCTTCCTTAAATCCCTCGTTAGGGCCTCTGTACTTCATCTTGTGTATCTCTTCTGAGATAGGTAGTGTCGGCCCAAAAGTCTTGTCTTCCGTTTCTCCGTTTACACGCATTACCTAACGCCTCCTGTGATCCAATAAATACTCATTCCTCCATCCTTTCCCACTCTTCCATCTCTACATCTAAGAAGAAATAATCGTCAAGGTCAAGGTAACCCTCGTCTATCATAAACTTAACCAGCACCCTCTCTTCAATATCGCTCTGCTTGACTAACAGACCGAGACCGTAATTATCTACCAAGGCATTTAACTTTGACTCGAAGTCAAACATCATATTGACCCCACCATTCCAGTATTTTCATCTAAAAGAATAGGTTCGATGCTTTTCTTAAAGTGGGTTGTGAACTTATAGGCAGAGTCAAGGTCACAAAACCTAATGACTATCTGGAACATGTCCTCTTCGTCACCTTCTGCCAGGGCAACTACAGACCAGATACCATCATCTTCATAAGGGTCTTCGTGAGGTTCTTCGACTATCTTATGTACCTTTATCATTAAACAACTCCATAAAGTGATTTAAGTCTAACATAGCCATTGGCTTCTGACGATTTGCTTTGAAGACCACTAGAGGTCTAGCTCCGGCTGGGGTGTTGGCCTTGGCTTGTTCGTAGTAGGTGTACGCCGCAATCCTAGCCATTGATTTACATTCCACTGAGTAAGGAAAGACTTCCCTAGCTTTTTTAGATAGTTTAATATCCTCCCCTGTTTCCCCCATTATAGCAGACCTGACGTCCACGTCAAGTTCTAATGTAGGGAACAAGGACAGTATCTTGTCCCTCACCGTTTGTTGAAGCCTACGTCCTTTAGCTTTTGCACTAGAGGTTTTCATAGTACCTCCGGTACCCTTGGTAAACTTACAACATCAATTAAAGTGACCGGACCTTTACTATACTGGAAGGTACGGGCCTCAGGCCAACACTCTTCTTTATGTGAACAGAAAGAACAAGACATACAAAGTTTAGTGTTAGGTGAGTCTTTGTACTGAGGCACAGGGTCAAGGCGAGTAGTAGGCATAGGTCCGGCTACCATGTCCTTAGCCTCTTGGATTTCCTTAGGTTTATTGTCAATCATTTCAGTCATATCGTGTACGTCAAGTACAATCTCACCGTTGACCTTGTTGACAACGAGAAAGGCCCCGTGTGTCTTATCGGTTACAAGGGGATCATCCTTTGCTGCCGCCACATAACTAGATAACTGACTACGGTACCCAAAGGGATCGTCGTACTCCAACTTACCTTCCTTAAACTTCTGGAAGGCAAAGGGTGAGGCTGACTTAACGTCAACAGTCATGCCATCAATAACACAATCTCTATGACCTTTGATGCCGAAACAATCAAGACGGTCCTGTAGGCCCCTGACTTCATGCCCCGATGCTATGACCAGAGAGATAACTAACTCTTCGATCATGTCTCCATAAAAGAACTTCAACAGGTCTGCCCCTTTAGGGGTCTCCTGGTTATCATCGCTGTTAATACGGTACCAAAGTTTACGCTTACAGTCAGAGCCTACACTAGATAAGGATAGGTAACGTCTGGGTTCTTGGGGATTACTAAACCTTTTATTAGCGAGGAGAGATATTGTACTGCCCATAGCACTCCCTCTCGCCCCTGTCCATCCGCCTCTACCTTCTAGTACTGAGTAAAGATCGTCTACTAGTGTCTTAATGTCAGCCATTTTCATACTCCTTTATTAACCTATCTAAGTACCATCGGGCTTTTTTTAAGTCTAACATAGGCTTTCCCTTATACCTGAAACGATGGAGGTACTTCTTTGTATTTCCCTCAAGGTACCCCATAAACATAACAGTGTCCATGTTATCTTTCATGTAGTCTATACATTCTATAGTACCGTCACCATAATGAGGAGGTTGGTTTACTGCATCAGGTTCTTGTTCTTTCCAGAGGTAACCACTGCCCTTTCCTTGATCACAGGTGCCTTGCCCTTCATACGGATCGTTTCTATCAAACTCTTGGTAGTACCCAAAGTCTTGAAGCCTGTTAAGTGGTTTGCTCATTTGTGTTTTTCCTTTCTCGGCAGCTTCTTCTTTTTGTTAGGTATGACCTGCGGGCGGTACTTAGGTTGCCTTAAGTCCTTAGCCATAGGATTAGGTCTCCTTTTTGTATCCCCCACAGGTCTGTTCCTTATGCCGCTTCTTCTTCAGGTTCAAAGACTACATGCTCAAGGACTGTAACCTCCATCAGAGATGTACGGTGATAGGTCTCTCCGTCATGTGTCTTACCTCTAGAGATAAGGCTCTTGACTTCGCAGACACTATCATTACCAATAGTGCCATCCTCTTCAAAGTCCCATGCAGTCCCGTCAGGGTGCTTGACTACGGGCTGTCCTCCGGCCTTCGTGATTACAGTACCATCCGAAAGCTGGACCTTGTGTGGACGTGTGAACTGAATGCCAATCAATTGCTCATTCAGCAGCAGCTTCTGTTTAGGTCGCTTCTGTGAGTTGGCATTAACCAGCTTCTGATACTCCTCCTGTGACAGGATTTGGAGGATAGAGTATTCACCCTCTGTTACCTCAGCCTGCCCTTGGTAGCCGTGGAGGTCACGGTTTTCTTCAAACACCCTAGCCCAACGGACGGGACCAGTGGTAGTGACGGTAGTAAACTTCGACATATCGTTTCCTTTTTGATTGATAGGATCGTGGTTGATCCAGTTAGTGAGTTTCAGCCCAACTTGTTCCAATGTCGGTGGAACCAGCTAGAGGACACATTATAGCAAGGTTTTTCCCAGTGTCAACAATTGATTGACGTTGGATGTCACCTAATTTTTCTGCTGTTTCTCTCTCTCCTCTCACTTCTGTTTGCCATTCGTCATGGGGCCAAGTAACTAACCTGTAGTCAAACCCCGCCTTGTCTGCTTGCTTTGTCCACTGTAGTGCAGCATGTTTCATAATAGTAGCCTCGCCATTCTGTAACATACCTGCCAGTGTTTTGTGTTGACTAGGTACTGGCACCCTTCTGCCATCCAACCCAGTGAACCAACCTACCTTTGCTATGACAGGGATAGTTCTGTTTTTAAGCCGAGCTAGACCAGAGATAGAATGTAGGAAGTTTTCAACTGCCTGTGCTGCTTCACGAGGGGTGACCCTTAGTATCTCAGCAACCTTTGCGTTACCTGCCCCCAGTAGGAAGGCGTAGATAAACGTCTTTGCCATATCCCGTGTAATGTGAGACATACCTAAGGCCTTTCGATTCAGGTTATGGATGTCTGTTTCATCCTCTTTCCTGCCCGACACAATAGCGTGAACATACTCTTCTGACTTCATCAGGTGAGCCAATACCCTTAGCTGTATACCCTCGGCGTCAGTACCCACCAACCAACTACCTTCAGGCACATGCCACAACCCCCTCATACGTCCATCGTACTTAGCCTTGACAGCCTCTACAGCAGTTCTAGGTGTGCCAGGAAAGGCGGCAGGTATGTTTGCTTGGTTAGGTTTGCTATGAGCCATACGTCCAGTCCAAGCCCCTATATGGGAGAATTTACCATGTATCCTACCATCATCCTTTAACTGACCTAACCACTCGACAAGCGAGGAACGCCTACCCTCTAGGGTCAGCCACTCGGCTAGGTGGTGGGCACCAGCGGGGGCATCGTCGGGAAGTGTGTTGAGGTTAGTTTCGTTACACTTCCATCCGTATCTCTTGAACTTTGTACCTCTGTCTTGCATTCCTTAGTGCCTCCTTTACTGTTGCCTTTATGTCTGGACAGACACTGGCATGTTTAGTTAGGTTCTCCTGTGCTGGTAGGAGTTGTAAGTTACCGGACCAGTGGGGGCCACCATCAGTCAAAGGCCACATATGGTCTACATGGTACTGCTCTCCTGTGGCCTTAGAGAAGATGTCCCTTAGTTTATAAATAGAGACTAGCCTCTGCTTTTCAAGAGGGCAGTTACGGAGGAACTTAGGAACAGCACTACGTTTCACTGCTCTCCTCCTAGCCCTTATCTCTGCTATCTTCTCCTTGTTCTCTTGCTGGTAGGCTTTATTATACCCTGCTATCCTCTCCTTGTTCTCTTGACGGTAGGCTTTCTCTCGCTCTGCTATCTTCTCCTTGTTCTCTTGACGGTAGGCTTTCTTATACCCTGCTATCCTCTCCTTGTTCTCTTGACGGTAGGTTTTCTCTCGCTCTGCTATCTTCTCCTTGTTCTCTTGACGGTAGGCTTTCTTTTGCTCTGCTATCTTCTCCCTGTTCTCTTGCTGGTAGGCTTTCTCGTTTGCTCTTATCCTCTCCTTGTTCTCTTGACGGTAGGCTTTATCATACTCTGCTATCTTCTCCTTGTTCTCTTGACGGTAGGCTTTCATTTGCTCTGCTATCTTCTCCTTGTTCTCTTGACGGTAGGCTTTAATATACCCTGCTATCCTCTCCTTGTTCTCTTGACGGTAGGCTTTATCATACTCTGCTATACAACACTTACAAGTACACTTGCGTTTGTAAAACTCCGAGAAGGGTTTAGTCTCACCACACTTATTACAGGTCTTAACATCAAAAAGGTCTGGTTGTTCTCTCATACTCAATATGTCCTTTCGTTTTGTCCACTGGCTCCCATCCGGCCTCCCACATTCGGTCGATCCGCATCTTCGGTGAGGCAGGGTTGAACGAAACGTAATCATAACACAACAACATACCATCCTTTACTGTATGGATAGGATACCTCTGTTTGTTCTTAGTGACTGAGACAAACTCCCTACCATCCTTAGCTATACGATGTGTTACCTGATGTACCTGCTGTAACTTAGGCGGGAAAGCCCTTTGCATCTCAGCCTCAAGGCTCTCTTTCCTGTCTACTACATCTCCTAGTATCTCTTCTGCCTCGTCCTCTCTGAAACAGAAGCCGTTGTCTGTCATTCGTTCACACAACCATTGAATGTTATGTTCTACCTCTAGTGCCTGGGCCTGTGTCTTATCTCGAAGAGTAGGTAACAACTTCTTATAAAGACGGTACGTCACCCTCACGTCCTGAGTACAGTAGTCAACCAGTTCAGGAGATAGTTTGTCAAACGCCTTGAAACTGGTCTTTTTATAACCAAGACGTTCACCCCATGCTTCAAGCGAATGCTTATGTCGATAGGGATACAATGAAGAAGTATGAGGCACGGACCTATCTATCAAGTAGTCCTTAAACCTAGAGATAACCAAGGTATCCACCACCTGATCATTGTCTATGGGTGAGTCAAGAAGAATACGGATAACTGGTACATCGAAACCGATTCCATTATGTAGAATAAACTTATCGACATTACGGCAAAAGTCATTGAACTTTTCCTTCTCTTCTGGGACAGAGGTAGGATTATAGAATGTCCTTTCCTCCTTTGTATCCACATCAAGGGTACAGATACACCAAATGTGGGATGGCGTGAGACTTTCGGTCTCTATGTCCATTACAACGGTTGTCATGTGTCCTCCGGTGGTTCGATAGCAGTAGGTTCAAGGGTGAACTTTTCATAATCAAAATACATTGCCCCGCCAAAGCCTGATCCTCCTCCTGTTCTGTTCTTCCTTCCAACGTAGACAAAAGTGGTGTTAGCTACAGTCTCGTCAAGGTTCTGTGTATCCCTCTTGAGTACGATCTCAAAGGCTGCGCCCTGTACAATAGAGGCACAGTACTTAGCCTCGCCTTCCTTGTTGGCGTGTGCAATGATGATGATACCCACATTCAGTTCAACAGCCAGACGTTTGAGTTGTGTTGTCAACTCAGTAAGCATGGCCTCCTTCTCACTGGTGCTACGGGCAGTAACAAAGTCCTGAATAGGTTCCATGAAGATGAAGTCAATACCCATACCAACCGCAAGGAACCGTACCTGATCCACGATACCCTCTACATCGGTGCCAACAGGGATGCCAAACTGGTACACCCGTTCACCTGATGTCATATCTGTAATGAACTCGACGTACTTCTCCTCGTACCCTAGCTCCTGCACCTTGTCCTTGCGGATCAGGTTCTTATCCTGGTTGTAGGAGAAGAGACCTAGAATACCCCGTAGTTGTGACTCCTCGCCATGACAAAAGGCAAGGCTGTAGTTGGTAGTAGTGATACACTGGTGTTCAAGGTAGCGGAAGAACTCTGTCTTACCAATCCCTGTCTCAGCGAGGACAACAGTGAATGCACCCTTGTGAATACCCATCATCTTACTGTCCAGTTCATCCAGTCCAGTAGCAAACACCTCATAGTCAGGAGTGTCACGGTAGAGGGAGAGAAAATCATCCTTGGTGCAGAGTACATTGTCTGGCTTCATCTTGGATGAAGACCACCAGCTATTGCGGTACTCATGTTCAGCACCAGCAACAAGGAACTCATTAGCATCCTTGAACTTGGTGTGTGGTACCTTGTATACCTTGTTGGGGAAGATACCAGCCAGCTTCTCGGCAAGATGGTCTGCCTTACCATCACTATCAAAACTACAATAAATCTTATCAAAGGATGATAGGTACTCCCGCACCTTCTCCAACATACGTCTGCTCGGAGTAGCAGAGGGTAGAGCAACAACAGGATACTTACTACCTAGCATCTGGTAGGCAGACATAGCATCCATCTCACCTTCTGTGATGGTGATTGCCTTAGCCGAGCCAGAGTTAAACTTGTCCATCCCAAACAATTCGTCACCGCTAAAGCCAGTAGAAGTAAAGAACTGTTTCGGCAATATCCTTGTCTTTTTACCTGTTGTGTACGGGTACTCATGCTTGACATCTTCATTATTAACTAAGTTGACAAAGGTCTGTACCCCGTACTTCTCCATCGTCTCTTTAGTTATACCCCTTGTTGCTCGATACATAGGGGTAAGGATAGGCTGAACAACAGCCTCAGGTTTAGTGGTCATAGTCTCTCCTTCGTCAAAGATATTATCATCGTAGCTATCAGCTATCCCCTTAATGATAGGACGACTACGTTTATGGTATGGATAGTCACTACCACATGAGTAGCAATGGCCCTTATCTTGGTCGTGATACCAAGCGAAGGCATCACTTGAGCCACAGTCCTCAAACGGGCAGGGTAGTTTGTCTGTTCTTTCTAGTCTGGTCATAGTATATCCATTTCGGAAGCCTCCCTTTTATTATACAAAGTATTTCAGAATCGTCAACTACTATTTCACTTGACGTCGGGTCAATCATATTTGTACCAGTCAACCAGACCAGCGGCATCCAACTCTTCGAAGTCATATGCAATTAGGTATTGCCTCACTTGATCGTCCGAGAGAAAGCAGTAAGAGACACTATCCTCCTCATATCGGGGCTTACAACGTAGGCCCAGACGTGCATCCTCTGCGCCGCATTCTCTTGCTGTCTTAATATTCATAGTCCATCCTCCTATTTAACTGTTGGCCGCCACCAAGCCCAAGACCGAGCGCAGTGACCCTTGCTTGTGGTCAAGTCTATCAACCACACTAAATTTATCTTGCCGTCCCGCTTCCACTGCCAGTTTCGTGCTGAAAAAGGCTGGTATACTGAGCCACCCAATACAACATTAAACAGCACAGACAGTGCCCACCCTACTCTATGTAAGTACATGCCCCTCACCTCTCCAAGTTTTCAAGCCGCCGCCGTAAGTCGGCAAGCACCTTGTCTATGTGCCGCAGTTCTTCAAAAGTAACACAGACAATTGGATCAATTACATTGTCACATTCTTTAACCCACAAATTGAGAAGATTTTCTCGGAGTTTCTTCGCCCTGTACTCCCAAGTTTCGATCTCTGCTTTTGTATTTTCAATCTCTCCACACATACTCATTGATCCCTCGTCCTTTTATCATCAGCCCTGTGCCAGTCTAGAGCCTCAGACCGAGTGTTGAACGGGCCTATCCAGCCTTCAACATTCGGACTCGAACACCACCACAAACCGTCCTCTTTAAGTAGTCCCCACATTCTATACTTACTCCTCTCTAGCATCACTCTTAAATAACCTTTCAGCTAGTTTCTCTCCAATCACATATTGGTTACCGGAATTTAGGTCTTGGATTATGAAAGGTTTTTTTCTTGCTCTTGGCTTAAAACCAACGAGCGAAATATCCATACCATCAAGCTCGGCTATTTTGCTTTGGTCCAACATCTTAAACTTCATTCTATCTCTAGTTTGAAGTTCATCTCTTAATGCTTTTTCTGCCTCGGATAAAGCACCTTTCACAGATATTTTAAAACCTGTAAATTTCACTCCATCATCATCATATCTTGCGTTACCTAACTCAAAACTCAATCCATGCTCTTTAAGTATGGAAGGAAGTCTATCCTCAAGGATTACTCTAACCAACTTAGCGTTGGTTCTGTTCATTTCAGTTATTGTTTGCATAGCAATGCTCCTACGTTGGTTATTGAATTTGTCGGCGTGATTGGTTTGCTTCAAATACAGCCTCAGCGAAGCCACGGGGCGTTGCGCTGCGGATGTTCTTGGTCTTGGCTGACTTACCGCCCAGCTTTTTGTGCTGGGTAGAGTATCCCTTTGGTACATCAACAGCTACCTTAGTTGGCATTTTGAAGCCACCACCTGTCCACAGGCAAGTTTTCTTTGGGTAAGCATCAAATGGTGCGATGTACTCAGGCCACCGAGGGTGCTTTGCTTCATCGTAAGGGATGTATCCACCGTATTCGTAGGGGTGGAAGTTATAGTCAGGTTTGCGCCATTTGGTAGCCAATACAGAAACTGGATTTTCAATGTAATACGGCACTTCTAAATCATCAAATAGTCCAGCGCACCAAACGGCATATCTAACTGCCTTATATTGGAAGTACTTGTCTTTCTTTGCTTTGGTGGCAAAATGTGCTGCCCCGCTCACTGCCATATCCGTACAAACGGGAAACGCCATAGCAAATGCTAAGTTCTCATTTTCGAAAGCGTTAAAAAGTGAGCAAATAGTTTCCCAAGCATGTAAATCGGCATGCACGTAGTAAATAACACCACCACTAGGAAAATGCTTCTCTTTCACATCATCAGGATCATGCTGGATGTCGTAACAATAACACTCGTGTCCAGCTTTGGCCCAAGGCGTCACGGCAACTCCAGTATAATCATACAGGGATAGAACCTTACCTTTACATTGTTCAGCCATACATATTTTCCTCAACTATTCCAGTAACATGATCATTTATTTGATTAAACAAGTCTTGTGCTTTTTCAGTATAGACCTGATCACCGTTCTCTGCCGTGGTATAGGCATACTCATTAATCACAAGTTGTAACCATTCGTCAGCGATCTCGGCTGCTATCGCCACTACATTAATTTCTTTAGTCATTTTATCCTCCTCTGGTTGGTTTATTTAGTGACACCCTTATCAGAGTGTCACCAATAAATCAACCCAAACTAAAATCAGCGGCTTCCATATTACAACCATAGGTTCTAGCTCTTTCGCCGTGGCTCTGCCATTCATGGAAGTTTCGCCATACTACATGCCCACTATCCAAGATCTGAAAGACCCTAACATCTAATCCTTCAAACTTAGGTTGTTCAATTAAACCACCAAAGCCATCGCAAGATACACCATACTTTACATCAATCATTGTATTACCTTTCTATCTCAATGCCGCCGATTAATCCTAATAGAGGTAAAACCATTATTTTTTCGCCTCCCGTTTGACTTGTTTCAGAACGTGGTTATCGCCCTTGATTTTCACCTTGTAGGGTATGCCGCCGACACTTTCGGCGCATTCTAGGGCGTCCTCTTTGTCTGGGTGGCCTGTCCAAGAGCCGTGGTCATGTCCACCAATTCCGCCCCTGCAAGTAATTACTACGTATCGATAACTGGTCATTGTATTACCTTTCTATCTCCATGCCGTCAAAATATTTAACGGTATCGCCCTGTGGAGTATCAACATACCAAACATAGTCCTTCTGGAATACACCAAAGCCTAGACCAAACTGGTGACTTGATTGGTTCATCTTTCTTTTTGTTGTGACAGTTTCCCAACCGCCAGAATTGAGTTTTACTGTGTCTTTGCTCCACTCAACTACTTTTGTGTTGGTATATATGACACAACCATTGCTGCCGTCTTCTGTCCATGCAGTTTTATACGTACTCAATTTATTGTAAGCCATGCTTTCATCCTTTGGTTGAGCGGGGTCGAAGCCCCGCTGTTGGTTTAGTAGTCTTGCGCCTTGTCTCGTAGGATTTCATCAACAATTCGTCTTACCGCCTTCAACCTCTGCATGACAAGTTCTTTAGCATATTCTTTGCCCTGAACTGTACAAACCCACTCCCACTCCGAACTGCACTCATTCCGCTGCATGATCTTATACTCGGCTTTGCCCAAAGTACGACTGTGGCGTTCGTTATGGTCTAAAGCCTTTTCGACCATATAGCGTCGACCTTTTATTGTAACCTCGACTTCACCGTTCGGTCCAGCCCTTTTCCATTTTCCATCCGTATTTGTCATTTTCAATTTCTCCGGTTTGTTTCGATGAACCATCAGTATCAGACCGGATATAGACTGTCAAGTGTGCCTGTATAAATAGAATTAAAAAAGGGCCGAGAGTGTGTAGAATCTACAACGAATACTGCACGGTAAGTTATTAGTAGCTCTACTTGTAGTCGATACCAACTCAGACCCCCCTCCGCCCGCATCTGGTATATTTATTTCAAATCGTGGCGCTACCCCAGCAGGGGGTCTCGGGGGTTCCTATATATGTACAACACAACTGAATATTTTCTAGGAAAAATTATGACCTCTTAAAAAAAAAGAGGCACCACCCCTTGACAGGTGATACCTCGGCGGGTATATACTTATGTAGCATTTGAACATAGATAAGTGTATAGGAACCCCGGAAGGGGTAATGAAATTATACCTATGTTTGACAATGTTGTCAACAACTATTTTCACTTCTACCGAAAATAATTTAAACTATACCCTAAAATAAGACTTGACACCCCCTTTCTACCTGTGCTATACTTCTCCTTATAACTGCTAGGAGAACCCCCTTATGCTATTTGGACCAGACAAGACTAAGACTATTAAAGGTGTTGTAAGGACTAAATCCTTATTTTATGAACTATCGTACACCGACACAACTCACGTCATCTTCACAACGAAAGAAGAAGATATAGAAGTAAAGGGTAAGACTTATCTCTCCCTTCATAAACTTTATCGTAGTTTGGTTTCTCACGACCCCACTGAGTATTCTTTTGCTACTGCTGTGTTTGGAAGTTGGCCCGTATGGGAAGTTATAAGAGAAGCCCCTCAACTTAAGGTCCATGTGGCAAAGTGGAGGAGAGAAGCGGAAGTAAAAGTCAAATCCGAGGCTATACTAGCTATTGCTGAAGAGATGAAGTCAAATGGCCGCAGTAGTTTCTCTGCGGCTAAACTTCTTTTAGACAGAGGGTGGATTGAAAAAGACACTGCCTCAAAGGCTAAGAAGAAGCTGAGAGAAAAAGAAGAAGAAGACTTGGACAGGGAAGCCATAAAACTTCTTGATGAAGACGCTAACAGACTAGGGTTAAAGGTGCATTGATGGCTAAAAAACCTACTATAACAACTATTACCTCTGGTTATGCCTCGACAACTCAATTGAATAATAACTTTGAGGCTCTTAGGGATTCCCTGGATAACACAGTCTCAAGAGATGGTAGCAGTCCTAACAGTATGTCGGCTGACTTGGACATGAATAGTAATGACATTCTAAATGCTGGAGGCCTTCAAATTGAGGGGACTGACATTTTCAGTATTGTTAAAAAGGTGACGGTGAGTACATCAGCGCCTTCAGGTGGATCAGACCAAGATATTTGGTTTAAGGTGGACAGCTAAAGGAGAAAACAAATGGCGGCACTATCAGACTACGCAGAAAAACTACTACTGGATTGGATGATGACCACAGGGTCAGCCACTCGTCCGACTACTTGGTATGTAGCTCTATACACAGCGGCACCCTCAGACTCAGGCGGTGGTACAGAGCTATCTGGAAACGGATACGGAAGAGAGTCCGTTTCGTTTAATGCTGGTTCAAGCCCAGGTGGTACAACGTCTAACTCAGGTGCGGTAACCTTTACAGCCTCCGGCGGAAGTTGGGGTTCGGTGACGCACTTAGGTATCTTTGACGCATCAACCTCAGGAAACCTCCTTTGGCATGGGGCCTTGACGGCAGCTAAGACTATCGCTGATGGAGATAGCCTACAATTCTCTATAGGAAATATCGACCTCACTATTGCTTAAGGATAGTCTATGACTGTATTAGTTAATAGGGCTTGGATGAACACAAGCACGACAGGGACTGGTACTGTTACCTTAGGCTCTGCTGAGGAAGCGTACCAGTCTTTCGCTGATGCGGGGGTATCTAACGGAGACTCTGTTAGGTACGTTATCGAAGAAGCAAGTGCTTGGGAGATCGGGGTAGGCACCTACACGTCTTCAGGGACCACTCTCTCAAGAACATTGATGGAGAGTAGTACAGGCAGTCTGCTTAGTCTCACAGGGACAGCTAAGGTGTTCATC